AGATTGTACGCTGCCAAGACTTTCTGAACTGAATCAACCGATGACGTTACATCCGTATCATTGATGTCGGCAAACTTAATGAACAGTGTCGACAGATCTTCCAGTTCCTGCCCGGTTACACCGAAGCGGGTATTAACCTCGCCGACTGCTTCGCCTGCTGTGGCAAAGGATGTCGGGATTGTCTTGCCGATGTTTTTGACGATGCCTTCAAACTCTGTCATGGCATCGCCTGTTGCTCCGGTCTTCTTGGTTACTATGTCCAGACCTTCATCGATCTGTGCCCATCCGGCCATGGCAGCCGCGCCGACTCCAACAATCGGAGCGGTAACGTTCTTGGTCATGCTGTCGCCGAAGCCTTTGATCTTGTCGCCGGTTTCTTTGACCTGTTTGCCCGTTTCCTGTAACTGCTGGCCGAGCACAGATCCGAATTCTTTGGCTGCATCCTTGGCTTTATCCAGATTCTGCTTTGTTTCGATGATCTCTCTCTGCAGAGCTTTGTATTGTTCGGAGTTCTTATCAACTCCGTTCTGATCCATCGTATCCTGAACTTTTTTCAGCTCTTCAAGACGTTTCTTTGTGTCATCAACCTGCTTGGATAACAGTTCCTGTTTCTGCTTCAGCAGATCTGTATTCTTCGGATCCAATTTCAGCAGTTTGTTAACATCTCTCAGCTGGGACTGTGTATCACGGAGCGATTTATCTACTCCCTTAAGCGAATCGCTCAGTTTGGTAGTATCGCCACCGATCTCAATTGTTAAGCCTTTAATACGGTTACTCGCCATACTGCCCTCTCTAGAAATTCATAATATCGTCGAGTGTCGCCTCTTCAGGCCACTCATATTCATCGTTTGAACGTTCGATCATTATGTCGTAGATCATGCCCACGGTCAGTTCTTCCAGATCAGCCATGGACAGACCTAATTGAATGCATCTCAACAAGAACAAGGCCGTAGACTCTTTTCGAGCCGACGGCCTTACACGTTTTTTAACTCAACTTCAGACTGAACCGTTGACAGCCAGAACATAATCACATCCTGGCCGATCTGATCAATTTCGAACCTGTCAAACTGGTCAAGCCAATCATCGACGTTTTTTGGAACATCCTTATTTGCCTGTCTGGCCATGACATAAGTCATGTCCTGCAGGATTTCAAGTATTTCACCTGTTACTTCCACTTTGACAGATTCGCCGTTTGCCTCAGACAACGCTTCAGCTTCTTTATATGCTCGGTACACTTTGCCGAAATCCTTCAGCATGTCGCGGTTAAACCAACTCTTATACCGTCTCAAAGTCGCTGCAGACGCCTTCAGCTCCACTTCTTTTCCATCAATAATGATTGTCTTTCTCATGTTCTCCCCCTATCTGTCTATTTTTTAGCCAATTTCAGGCACTGCTGTGAAGAAGTTCTCATAAATCGCGTCTGTGCTCACAGCCGATCCCTTTACACGGTTGTCACTGATACGCGGCAGCGCCGTGACGTTGACGACATTTGTCGCAACAGTTGGAGCGCTTCCGTATTCTCTGGTGTTACCGCCGATATCCGGACGCGATGCTGTAACTCTGTAGAATACAGCACGTTTGCCGACTTCTTCACCGCCTCTGAGTTCAAACTGGCCAAGAATAGCAAACTCTTTTGCCTCATCATCTGCAGACTCAACAACAAGACCGTTAGTTCCTTTCGTCTGTCCCAGGACTGTCTGAAGGAAAAGATCTGCCGCAGCCGTGTCTTCAAACTCAATGCTGCCGGTATAACCATCATTTGTGGTTCCACTGAACCATCCCGTATTATCCGCAGATTCTGTGAACTGCGTGCCTGCCTGTGTCATTGCCATGGCCTTCGCGCCAGGGATATGTACCGGAGTCGCATAAGTCAGCGCACCTCCAGCGCCTTCGGTAGCAATCGCATAGTAAAGATTTGATAAACCGAATCTGATTCTACCCATCTATTAATACCTCCATCATGTATAACTCCTCATACATGTTTTCATCGTTCAAATAGCTTTCTTCCTTTGTAAAAACAAGGCCCGCATTCAGCAGTGCCTTTTCCACATTTTCCTCAGCATCAAACTGCTTTTCCTTTGTGTAAAGCTCAACGTTCAATGCATCAAACTGCGCAAAATGTGTGTTATCTGCCGTTTCAGGCTGCATGGCTGGATAGTAATAGCAAATATACGGAAGCGGCGGCACTTCTTTCTCAGGCCACTGAAGATATGTAACAGGATAACCAGTTGACGCCAGCATATCCGCGATCTGTTTTCTTTTCACCTCAGAAGTTCCTCCATCTTTTCCATATATTTCTCTTCAACCCTGTCATTGACCGGTTTTACAAAGTTGAAGGCAGTTGTCCGGCCACCGTTCTGCTTGGCGTGTCCAAACTCCAGTAAATGTGTAAGTCCGGCATTTCTGCCCGCAGCACCAACAACAGCCTCAACTCCGATCCGGTTCTTTTGGATCTCCATCGTAATTCCGCGCCTGTATTTGCCGGTACCGCCAAAACTACCGGACTTTCTCAGTTCCTTCGTTGTAGCTTTGGCAACGTCTCGGATTGCGGATTCATTTGCCTCAATCACTTCCTCGCCATATTCATCGAGGAATTCCATGACAGTCTTCTGCAGATCTGCCGGGTTAATTGTCGGCATCGCCTTTTCTCCGTTCACAATAAAGTTCTATTGTGTCCTTCTTTGAGATATAAGTGCGGTATATACGATATAAATCACCGTTGTACTCAATCACTTCCTCGTCGTTGTAATCGAATCGATTTGTAATGAATCTGAGTTCCGGATTCAACCCGTTCCGGCCTCCCTCAAACCATTCAGCAGACGATACAGAAGTGACCTGGACATAGATCATTTTTTTTGTGGGCAGATATCTCTGAATGCCATTTTCATCCTGAAACCAGTTGCGTTCCACAAGATACGCAGTATCAGATCTATCCATCTGTCACCTCTGTCGTCCATACGGTATAGCCGGAAGTCATTGAAAGCTGAGCCTTCTGCTCATCATATGACCTTTTTAAGCGGTCATATTCATCAGGCTCGCCATCATGGAGTTTGCAAAAAGTGATATATGCCAGTCTGATCAGCGGATCAGTAATGATCGCCTGGACTCCATTCACGCCGGCAATGCCGAGATCGGCCATGCACGACTCAATTAAGTCCGTGATTTCGGTGTCAAGGCCGGCATTCACTCCGGCACGCCGCATCGCGACCTTCACCTTGTCTAATGCCGTCTGCATTTCTTCCTGATCAATTTCACTCATAACTGCCTCCTGATGTTATTCTGCTTTTTTTGCTTTTTTGGTTTTTTTGACCGGCTCGGCCGGCTCTTCTGCCTTTTCCGGTCCTGCTTCCTCAGCCAGATCCGCCACTCCGATCGAGCAAAGCCGGGCGGCTTCCGCCTCTGAGACGGTCACCATGCCCGGCTGAGCATAAATGTGAGTAGCGTGTCTAAGGTTTACCTTAGGCATTCGGCTTGAGAACCTTGCAGAAGCGCAGCGGCGCAACTACACCGATAGAGCCGTACTGCTTGCCTGTGATCTTGATCAGATCAGCCTGTGCACCGGTGATTTCATCAAACACATACTTGATTTCATCACCATTCGGGAAGTTTGCGCAGAGACCATCGCCCGGATCGCCAACGATCATATATGCTTCGCCAGCAGAGGCAGCAGCATAAGATTTCAGATGATCCGTGTAAACGATGTCAAGGCCGTCAAAGACATCGCCGACATTATCGCCGGAAGTTGCCTGCAGAGCCTTGAGTGCTGCTCTTGTTTTTCTGTTCATGATAGCAACAACATCGAGAGCTTCAGATGTCAGTTCAGCTTCAGCCATGATGATAGTATCAGCCTGGAGCGCCCTAGTAAGAGAAGCGACAGCCGGCGCTGTAGCGCTAGAAGTCTGCGGAGCGGCCAGAATTGCAGTGATGGCAATCTGAGCGGCCTTTCTTGCGATTCTGTAAGCCAGTTCATCATAAACATAATCAATGAGCGCCTGGCCTCTGAGATTGTAGACTTCGTCAGAAACCGAAACCCACTTCTTGATTGTCTGAGGAACGAGAGTGACAACACCGAGTGCAAGATTTTCCTCAGAAATTGCGGCAGCGCCTTCCAGATGGATCTGAGCCTCACTACCGCTGATTTCGAAGCCGACCATGTAGTTGCCAGGCAGGAAAGTTCTTGTGACTCTGGACATCAGAGTTTCGCGTTCCCAGGCTGTGCGGATACGATCCTCAACATAATCCGGAACCTCAACCTGACCATTCTGCGCTGCCGGTGCATTTACGGACAGCAGAGAGCGGCATTCTGCCGGATCGCCGGAAATAATGTAGCGTGCATACGCTTCCATGTATTCCTGTGTATTTCTTGTTTCGACATTGTTTGCCGGAGTGCTTGCAGGTGTGGCGCTGGTTGCAATCACAGTGCCGCCGCCG